GCGCGCAACATTCGCTGAATCGGGCGATCAACATACGCACCAATCATCATATGAATACCATCTTTTGTAACATCGTCCATTGGATTCACATCGTTTTTCTCAAAGATATAAATGGGAATCTGCGCGTCACTCGGGATTTCTACCAATGTTTCCAAGGTTTGGATGTACGATTGAATCATATCCAGGATGTGTTCTTTCGTATGCTGACGTTTTGTAATACTTGTTTCATACCGAAAATCGAAATCAACGACAATGACGCCCTTCTCTGAATTTTGTTTTTCTGTCAAATGTTCGAGTTTCCCACTTTCGAAAACATGTGAATAGTATTTCTTCCAAAACACCGGCAATACTGCCGGCGGAATCGTATATACTCCGCCATGAATATTCTGCATCTTGTCTCCAATACGTGTATGTGTATATGCTTCACCAGGCTTGGATACGTGGTGTTTCATGAATTGCTCGTATGTCATACCAGCACAAAGAGACTGGTATGAAGCGGTAGTTGGATCAACCGCGCCAGCGCCCCCATCTTGTCCATTTGCAGTTGTTGTCATTGTCTGTGTTGTAAATTCTGATTGCCTAGGTTTAAAGTTCAATTTTGTCCGAATTATGAATTGAAATTTATAAAACCGTCGGTTTATATATTCCAGAGGTTTTATCTCTAAATCTGATCCCCCAAAAATGGCCCTTCGACTTTTCATTCGGATTTTTTGGCGATTTTGGGGGGATACTTTATTTTTCGTTTTTCTGGGCGCGGGACTTTTGTAAAAAAAATATTTTTACCCGTAGATTTTTTTTTCGGGTTTCGATTTTTCATTTTGTGACCATTTGTCGTCACATGCATTTTTTCATGAGCATAATGCTCATAACTATTTTATCACACTATCGCATATTTGCTCGATATATCGTCACAAAACCCATGATTTTCACGTATTCTGTTTCATTTCTATAAAAAATACATAAAAACAATAATAGATTCTACTTTAAAGCTTCAATGGAAAAAGATACTTCTTCGACAGATAGTGGTGATTCAACCACCAAAGTTGTCATACCCAAGGAAACGATCACGCGATTATTGAAAGATATTCGACAAGTAATGACAGATCCAACATTAGACGAATGTGGTATTCTATATCATCATAGCGAAACAGATATACTTACAGGGTATGCATGTATTGTTGGTCCATCAGACTCACTTTACTTCGGCGGATACTACTTCTTCGTTTTCAACTTTCCTACAAACTACCCACATTCACCGCCGATAGTTTCGTATTTAACAAATACCAATAATATTCGTTTCCATCCTAACTTTTATGCGAACAAGAAGGTATGCGTATCTATCATAAACACATGGCGTGGTGAACAATGGTCAGGATGCCAGAATATCAGTTCAGTACTGATGACATTTCAATCATTACTTGATAAGGAGCCGCTTTTACATGAGCCAGGGATCCGAAGTGGACACAGTGACTTTAATTCATATCATACGATGGTCGAGTATTATAATTACAAGTTTGCATGTTTGACTCTATTGACTGAATTTACGACATATATAACGATCGAACCCGCGGTGATTCCTGCATTTCGGGAGTTTATGCGTCGTAAGTTTCATGAAAATAAAACACGTATTCGAGAGATTTTGATGGAACGAGAGAAGAAATACCCAGAGAGAACGACGATTACAATCGGAGTCTATGGAGGTATCACTACTGCGATTCATTATTCTTTGTTACTAAGGCAATATGACGCAATTTTGACAGCATCAGAGTAAATTCTAATACTTTAAAGGAGTTAAATTGAAATTAATTGTATCTATATAGATTATACTATCGTTCTTCGCGCTCTTGCAAAATGCATTTCTGTTCAGTTTGTTCCAATATGTATTACATCAGTATTACTCCTGAAAATGAACTAGAGTATTACTGCCGCCATTGTGGAAACATAGACAATACCATTGCCTCTGAAAATATCTGCGTTTCAAAGGTGAATATGAAACATTCGACGACACCTCAGACGTTTTCTCAAGTCGTGAACAAGTATACGAAATTGGATCCGACATTGCCTCGAATTCACACGATGCGTTGTCCAAACGACGAATGTCCGAGTAATGAAGCAAGCAGTAGCGCTAGCGCTAGCTTGAAACCAAAGTCCGAAATCATTTATGTTCGTTACGACGATACGAATTTGAAATATGTCTACCTTTGCGCGAAATGCGACAAAGTGTGGAATACCGAACAACAATGAAATTATCAAGGATTCAGAGACCTAATTTTATTATTTTTATCATTGTAAAATAATAAATTGAAACATAATAAAGTATGGATCTTATATATACCATCGAACAAAGACATAAATAAATGTCCAGTGCTATACCTGCTCCGCCCAAAAAATTAGTACCAAAGAGCAACGACGACTCTGACAACGAAGAAAATGAAGTCAATTTGCAAGAAGATATAGAAATCTCCGACGATGAAGATGATGCTTCTTCTAAAAATTCAACTGAAAATGACGAATCAGGATCCGAAGCAACTGATGACGCATCATCAGCAGCAGCTGACGAAGAGAATGAAGGTGGAGATAGCGGAGAAGAGGAAGAGAATGCTGTTGAAGGTGGAAGTGATGACGAGGGAGGTGGTGCTGCCGTCGAAAAACCAAAGAAAAACAAAAAGAAGCGTGCATCTTCCAAAAAAGACGCAGAAGACGATCTCACGTTGTTAGGTGTGCCGCATGGTATTCATTTCGACGACGATGACGATGATGACGACGAGGATGGTGACGATGCCGATCGAGACTCAAGCGAGTATTTCCAGAAATTAACGTCAACGATAAATGAAAGTTATATCGAGACATATCATCCGGAGTCCATGTCGCACAATTACGATGAAATCCAAACATTGTCGCGTGTTGTGCGGAACAGCGCCGGCGTGATCGTGGATGATTTGCATCGAACGATTCCCATTATGACGAAATACGAAAAAACACGTGTATTAGGACAACGCGCAAAACAATTGAACGAAGGCGCACCAGCATTCATCAAGATCGATTCTACCGTGATTGACGGATATTTGATCGCTGTAAAGGAATTAGAACAGAAAAAGACGCCATTCATTATTCGCCGACCGTTGCCAAACGGCGGTTCGGAATATTGGCGAATCCAGGATTTAGAAATACTTTAGTCACTGTGATAAGACTGTGGTATAATACTGATATTGAGACTTTTTCTTTTATAAAGCTCATTCGGGTAATTGAAACTGTCTAATGACGACGCCGAGGACCACGTCATCGGTGTTGAAGAGTTTGACATATCATCAAATGTATATGGACTACCATCACCACTGTTTGTCTTGTATATGTATGATGAATTCGATGATGTTTCTTCATCGATTTTGCCTTTACAACATCTACACATACAACAGTGAAAATACTTTTCAAGCATAGTAAAAAATGAGGTTGACATCTTTTACTATACGTATATTTTTATTTTAAAGTTCATTTATTAGCACTTCCATCTCTTTCCGCACTCCAAGCATGTAACGAATGTGGTCATGGGTTCATCCGCCGATCGAGTTTGAAGTTGGTAATACGTGCATTTCTTCGACTTGCACTTGTTGCATGTGAAATTGTCAGTGGACGCTTCGATATTCGGCTCGTACTTCTGCTTATCGCGAACTTTCTTTTCTTCGATCAATTGTTTCCATTTTTCAGGACAGATCTCTTGATGGCTCATGAATGCGATGTCTTGGGGTTTGATATTGCCCGATGTCACTGCGCTTGAAACATCCGGCTTTTTTAGGTTGATGTACACCGAACGTAGACGATCAATGTATAACGTAATGAAGAACGGATTTGACCATTTCTTCACAATGTTATTTTTGCTTGCATGCTGAATCGTCCAATTGAATATACCCTTTTCAATATTGGTCGCGGTAGTCAATGATTCATCACTACCGTCATTTGCCAGAAGAGGTTGAATACGTTTGCGGATCTCAGCGCGAAACTCATCAGGGTAAGCGATCGCTTCAATTGTGGACATGGAATGGAATGGAATGTATTAATATAATATTCTGTAATATCTTTAATCAATTTTATAGAATGGAATGGAATGGAATGGAATGGAATAGAATGTCATTCATACGACTCTTCGCTTAATTCAGATTCCATTTCCTGTTCAATGACGGTTTCTTCTACTGTCTTTTTTGACCGTCCAGTACCGCTTCCTTGCTTCTTAGCAGGTTTTTTTTGTTTAACACTACGTTTGGCGACAATCTTATTAATAGGAATAGCTTCCACCTCGTTCTCCCCCTCAGAGCCGTTCAATGAATCACTCGGCGGTGTTCCAGATTCTGTATCCGTCTCAGTTACAAATTCACTTTCGGTTGACTCTGATTTCGGTTTTTTTCCGCGGCCACGTGTAATTTTTTTACAACGCGGCGTTTCTTCTGCATCATCTTCTACCACAAACCCGTCTTTCAAGTATCCATTGCTTGTCTTCTTAGATGCAGGAATTGCGTCGAGTTCGTCAACTTCATTCTCATCTTCAACTGCGGTTGCTGCCAGATCTTCAAACCCACCGAATAACTTCTCGTATATTATCGTCCACAAATCAATCGTTAAATTCACTGCATTTTCCGTATCAATCCTGGCAACAAGTGCCATACTTCCGTAAATAAGCAGGTCGTCGATTGGTGGTGGAAGTTCATATTTGTTTTCTTGGCCTGCACGACCATCGGTTTTTGCCCAGACGTCTACATAGATATACTTCGGCACTGTTTCAGTCGGTCCGGATCCATCCACCGAACCGCCAATCTGAAATGAAAACTTACGCTTATTCTTGTATTTCCATGTGTGATAACAACTAAAGTTTTCCAGGTTCCGGAATCCGCACTTCTTAGATAGAAGTAATTTCAGATCATCGAGCGTCATTTCATCTTTGGGATCGACGGTACATTCGGAAAGAACACCCGTTTTTGAAACGATGACAATTGTCGTTTTTGTCGCGGCCGATTTTGACGGTGACATTGATACTGTATAGAATACGTGATATGTTTCTATATTGTTTCACACGCGCACACTTGCACTGCATGTTGTCAATACTACATAAATATATTGCATGAATAAATATACCTCTCGATCCTATTCAAATGGCAGCAGCAGAAGTAACATCACGACCTTCCAATTTTCGCGCGCAAAAAAAAGGTCAAAATGCCCGCCAAGCAATGGTGATTTCGGAACTTAGCACGATTTACCGAAACAATACGATTACCCACTTTATTCAATCACATCAACGAACCGAACCTAGAATTTTTTTATTAGATGTGACGCTAGAAGATATGTCGAAGATGTATCCAAAAATTCACCAAATCATCGAACGCGGTCGTCTTCGACCCAAAGGAACAGAAACCTTCTTTGTTACGAAAAAGATGGAACACATTATATATGCAGACAGTGCAATTTATGAGATTCGAACGAACGAAGCAAGCCGACAACAAGGGATACATCAACGCATCCCAGTCGACGGCCCAGTTACCACAATCGAAATAATGAACCGAGACAATAAAGCCATTCCGGTTATTGTAGATGAAAGTTATTTTGAGCTACAAACATCAGGTGAAACGTCTCGTCACATCATTCCCACAAACCACGTCGTGAAACGACACGTAAAGAAAGTAGTCAAAACACACCCAAAATCAATGAATGCATTTGTTTTTATATTGAATGAAACTGAAACCGATGTTATCGATTTTTATATGACAACTGATAATGGTGTTGTAAGCACCGGTACTGGTAACACAACCGCTGATCGACTTACGCGAACATGTAAAGATGATTTCATTTCGTTCATCGAGCACTTCAAATTATGTCCATAATATACACGTGATACGATGTGGTGGCTTATTCAAAATATTATCTTTTCTATTTGTTTAATTGTAATCATTCATTACTTATATCTTTATTTTGAAGCAACATTGACATCTCCGAAAGTGAAAGATCTTATTCATTGCCCAAAACATGAGTACAAATTACTATTAGAATCAATTAATAAAAACGTAGATGGAAATATGCATATACCACAAATTACGCAACAGATTCTAGAGCCGTTGATTGTTCCTGTACAAACATCAGAGACTTTAGGAATAAATAATACGAATAATAATACGAATAATAATACCAACTACAATACCAATATCCCAGATGATATGAAAACGGATTTGAAAGAATATATTCGCGAACTTGCACTGAAAACGAATGTTAGCAATCAAATAAGAGTGTAACCGAGTTAAAGCTATCCATGTAGTTATATATATCACGATGTCACGTGTATTTCAAGGTCGCGCTAATCCGCATTCGCAACATTCTACGTATAATAATACTACACACTCTGTTCAAAAATGGTCGAATCCGGGTCATAGTTCAAACACACTCAGTTCACAAGATTCAGAATTGTTTTTGGCTTCTTTTCCAACTACACGACTTTCTTATGAAGCAGTTATTCATAAGAACGACAACCCTTCTTTTTTTACAGGCAGATATAAGTGTTTTATACTTCCGAAAGGAAAACGATGTGTTGCGTGGGTTACGGAATGGAAACGTGAAAAAATCGTTGCGGTAATTGATATAACGAATAACTACCAGGGTGTCTTATCACCCGTGATTCGTAAGTTTCATCAAGAAAACGGATGGTATCCTGGTAGTATTCGCTTGTATGACGCATGTATGGATCATTCGCTGGTATATGGCACTGTGTTTTCTGGTGTGTTATTTCGATCAAATCATGGCGGTTCGGTGCAAGGAATCGACAAGACATTCTTTTCCATTCATTCGGTCTATTGGTATAAAGGAAATTTGATCCATCCCTTGACATTATCAGGTCATATTCGTCTGTGTGAGCGTATATTCGATGAAGCTGGTATACGTCAAGTTGCATATACAAAACAGAATAGTATCATATTTGGTTTGCCTATGTTGTGTCACAATGACAAAGATATTGATAGAATGATATCTGAATTGCCATATACTATATTCGCTGTTCAGTATCGTTTTGAGAATCATACGAAAGTATGTATACGACATGTCCCGTTTCAATCTACGGATTCTGGTAATGGTGGTAGTGTGGTTGTGCCACCGAAGATACAACAACCAAGTCCGCCGGCACCGGCACCCGCACCCGCATCCGCACCCGCATCCGCACCAGTACATCCATCGACAATCACGTCGCGTATGCCATATGTTCAACCTCAAGATGAAATGCTTACGAATATTCAAGCGGTTTTTATGGTACGACCAAATATACAAAACGACATTTATGAATTGTTTATGCGGTCCAGTAGTAGTCGCACAGGAGAACTTGTATTTCATAATTTCGCACACATCTCCGGGTATAAAACAAGCGTTATGATGAACAGGTTGTTTCGAAATATTGTAGAAAATGAAAGACTTGACGCACAAGAAGAAAGTGAAGACGAGGCCGAGTTTGAAAATACAGAACCAGATAAATATGTTTCACTTCATAAAGAGTTGTTGATGATCTGCCGATTCAATAAACGTTTTTGTCGGTGGGTTCCAGTTCAGTTTTTAGCAGGACAATCTACGTCAACCTCTCAGGTAATCATGGATCAACAAGTAAAACAACATGAGATGCGTTATTTAAAATATCACCGCAAATAAGTATAAACCTATATCGTAATATATTGATATACCGCGATGTCCAGTTTTACTCGATCCGTATCACTCCATCCATCCTACTCGGAATATGTAGCAACAAAACTCTCAAATGTATTCAAAGAGTGGAGTAAACACTTACCTTATGTTCGCCCGTGTTATTCTGTTTCACCTACATCGACACCAGAGCTAATTTCATTACTTCGTAATCATAATATATCGATGGTTTGCCATAATCCACGTGAAGTAAAACTTGTAAATCATGCAAGACTAACGATCGTGAGTGAAAAACGATTCGGCCAACATGAATGTATTGTTCGAAAAATGAAAACATTGCAGCCACCAAATACAAACGCGTCTTCGTTGTCTTCTGTTCCTGTTTGGATTCATACAACAATTTCAAATGATGGAATTGACCATACAAGAAAAATGTTTGAGCATATATGGGCGAATAAATATATTCTAAATGGAATTGTATTTGATATTGCGAATTTTACACATCCAACACAGTCAGTACCACCATCCATGTACAGTTATAAGGTTGGAATGGATTACGTATTTAGAAATATAATTCATCCGTTCAAAAAAGAATACGGTATTTCTACACCGGCAATCATGATTGATGGAAGGCATCATATATCAGATATACAACATTTATTCGAACTCAATGAATACGCACTAAGTCGAAGTATGCATTTATGGGAAAAGACGGGTGTATTTTATTCTCGTCCCAAACTACATTTATTAGTTGATCGACTTTTGGATTCTTGATTCTCGAAATAGTGTATATCATCTGGCAATAAATATACTATATGAGTATATATATACGATGTCCGAACCTCAGGAAAATTCTAACGAACAGAACCAGATGTCCGGTGGTGCCAAGCGCAAGATCCGTCTTGGGGGCGAGCACATGAACCTACAGCCTTCCGCGCCGATTAGTGGCCAGAAGGTGCGTAAGGTTAAGCCTTTTGTTTTTAAAAACCAAAAAAAGTATTTAGCGCGTTTACATTCGTCTCCGTGCCGTTCAAAAACCCAGAAGAAATGCAACAGTCGTAAATTGAGACAAAGCTGCAAGTATGCTCGTGGCACGAAACGTTCATTCTGCCGCAGGCGAACCAATAAGAACTACCGGTCGTAAATCGGTTTACATTTTATTATGAGTATTGTTATTCAAATACTAATAATATTACAGTATATCATAGGATAAAATGTCGCAATACATGAATTCAAACCCGTTGAATCAACACAACGCTCCTCTTGCAGTTTCGAGTAAAGATATACAAGGTCAAAATACCGGAACTGGTAATATGTATCAAGGACAAGGTGGTCGTGCGTTTGTACAAGGAGGCGGTAGCGCGAGTCAGTTTTATTCCGCTGATATTGCTGGTCCTCAAAATGCATATGCACGTGGATCGTATCATCCGGTGTCAATTGGATCTGACGCAGGGGTCACTCGCGGTGGTCGTCGCCGTCGTAGCACTGGAAGTAAGCGAAAGCATCGTCGCAGCAGTAAAAAATGCAACTGTGACATTATTACCGGAGTTGGCGGTCGTCGTAGACATCGTAGTCATAGTCGTAGCAGAACATGTCATATCAAAAACTGCAAATGTATTTGTCATTCGCGATCACGATCTCGTTCGCGTTCTCGTAGAGTGAAACAACACGGCGGAAATGCCGCATATTCTATTGCAGGCCCAGATACGGGAATTAATAAGTTTTCATCTGCGTTAGCAACTCCGGCGCCTCACTCTGCATACAATAGCTGCCATCCAGTCGCTTAGTTATTATTATTCATTCGTCGAGTCGAATCAAGCATTTCCCATTCGTTTTGGGAATGGTTGATTTCATTTTATTTTTAGCGCTTACCTCTGTCGTTACCGAGAGATTTCCGGTTTCTTCGTCGATTTCGATAATATCTGCGTCGGCCAATTCAGCCTCTCGAGCAGACGCCTTGTTAGGTGGAGTGTATTTTACGGTCCATTTGTTTTGATAATATCCTTCTGTATCTGTCATAATAATACGGTATCGTTGTTTGATATAATAGGTTTGACGCTTCAGCCACTGACTGCGAAATACATCCTGTGGATCAATAATATCGATCACGAGTGGGGCGGCATGTTTTACACGCAAGATACGGCCCACTGACTGACAGACATCCGTTTTAGGCGACGCCATAATCAGGGTTGTCAGTGTTTTAATGTCCAAACCTTCCGATGCCATCGCATACGTTGCAATAATAACTTTCTTGCTCTCGCTTAGTTTTAGCGCAGCTTCTTTCATTCCACCAACATAATATCCCACTGTGGCAATTTTACGGTGTTCAATTGCATCATGGAAGTATTCAAGTAGTGATCGATTGTGTGCAAGTATCATCACCTGCTGATCCGGGTTTGTCGCGAGTTCATTCTGGAGAACATCCAATATGAATTCACTTCGCCGGTTATAATTACACACTTTAGATATCATCGTACTAAATTTGGGGTTACCACGATAGTCGTACTCCGTTTCGTTGAATTCCGCGTCATCTACTTTATATTGAATCCCTTTCACAATGACAGCATGACTTGTTGTATCGTTCTTCTCTTTATGCACAACATCTCCCAAGAAATGCTTGAATACCTTCGTCAATCCATCTTTCCGTACCATGGTTCCTGAGAGACCGAGTGTATATTTGGTAACAACCTTCATCATACATCGACAGAATACTTCAGCGGACATGTGATGGCATTCGTCATATACGGAGAGACCAAATGAATCGAATAGATCTCTCGGATACTCCTTCATGGAAAGTGACTGTAGCATTCCGATCACAATATCTTTATCGTCAATGTCCAGGATTTGTCCTTGAATCATTCCAACACGCGCTGCGGGCAGAAACTGTTGTATTCTCTCGATCCACTGATTCAAAAGGAAACTTTTATGAACAATCACGAGAGTTTTCATTCGAAGCCTGGATATAATATTAAGCGCCATGACAGTTTTTCCCTTCCCGGGATCGACATCAAGAAGCCCGCCTCCACCCATACCAGCATTTTCTGGTTTCGTTACTTGCTGTATGTATTTCTCAACGATGACATTCTGATATTCACGCATTTCACCTGAGAACACGAGAGAATCGGAAACAGGAACACCTGGTGGAATTCGCGATTCTTCTGGAATGCCGTAGATTTTGGTTCCATAAAACCTTGGAATGAATATTTTTGTAGGACTTTCGCGGTAAATCGGGAATTTAGGGGGTTGAACTGGAGCTTTAGGGACATAGGCTCCAACTGTCAGTTCATCTCTCAGTATCTTTAGATCCTCGGCGTCCATACACTCTTTGAGAAGAGTATATCCACGTGGTCCATAATAGGAGGATGCTGCATCAGAAGCGGTGATTTGTGCTGACATTGTATAGATTAAAAATAAACACTCCGAGAGATTTCAATTCTACTGGAGGTTAGTTTTAGAATAATATATAATATAATAATAATAACATTCTATTTGATTATATATAGGCTATATTCATTCAATGGATACATTCAATACATTAATGCGTCAAGAAAAACAACATGAAATGGTTATTTTTGTGCTTTTGATATTATATATTGTCTTTACACCCGACGTTCCTCATGCGTTAGCTGAGTATGCCGAAAGTACAATGGGTCAATTAGTTATTGTTATCCTCGCAATTACTCTTTTCTTGAGCACAAACCCAGTTGTTGGTATTTTAGGATTTTTAGCCGCGTATGAATTTATTCGCAGGGCAAGTCGTGTAACTGGCGTTTATGGAATTGAGACATTTTCGCCAACTGAACAGAAGAAGCAGGAAATCATGAAGGCGATGAATCCTCCACCCGAGAAGACATTGGAAGAGGAACTTGTTGATAATCTTGTACCGATTTCACCGAATGATGAGGTCGGCCTGTCTGATGGTGGATCGTTTCAGCCTGTTCTTGGACCACTTTATGGTGCAGTTGAGCCCGATTATCAAGGTGTGATTTAAATTATTACGTATTGTATCACAAATGTTGTATTGTTTGTGATACACTATTCCATTCCATGTGATTAATCGGCACCAATGATTCCGCCACCACCGCCACTCTGACCTACAACAACACCAGATGCGCTTACTCGATTACCGATTCGGTTGAATATGAAACGGAACAAATAAAAGAGAATTGCTGCAATTACAAGACCAAATAAGGTTCCAATGAGTGTACGAAATATGTCGTGCTGTAATAGAGCTTCCCAGCTTAACCCGAACTTACTCATATCTAACTCCGCCATACTACCTAATTCACCATTATTTGCGGCTTGTTGGTATAATACCGTTCCGTCTTCGCCGGTTGGATTGCATTTAATATAGATATCTCCGTTACCTTTGGCATTGTTTGCACCCCGTTTGTTGTAATAAAACATATTCTTTGGCATTTTATTCTCACCGATAGGTTCTGTTCTCTTGATCGCAGTATCACGACTTACGTCATTCAAGCTAGCCAACGAATCCCGAAATACAAGAATTGCGTCTTTCTTGTGATACACAATGTAATTGTAGACACCGGTGTATTGTGGTAATAAATGGCGACCGACATATGTAAAGAACCCCTCTTTTGGAATAAGGTTTCCTAAATTGAAATTATTCACGTCAGACACATATTTTCCGCCGCTTCTTGATCTACTTGGTAAATTCTGAAAAATCGTGTTCATAATTTCCGAGCTTTGTTTCCCTGATCCATTACCGATATTAATTGGAATCGAAACAATTAAATTCCGGCCATCTGCGCTTGAGTGATACGCAAGTAATTCTGCGTCAGCTAACGCGCCATCGTAACGATGTAATGATGGTTGGTAAATATGAATATGCTCAACTTTATAGTCGACACCATTATATTTTGCAGGATATAAACCGCCACTTCCGCTGTCATACGGTATACTTAAATATGTATCTTTGTGAAATACATTACATGTACTCGTGTTATATTGGTATGAAAAGTTACAAGTGGACGAGCATGATCTGTCTTCTTTTCGCATAATATCAGATGTAAGATCTACTGGCGCATCACGATTTGATTTTTGTTTGTTCGACATTTTTGTTTTATACCTTTACGCGTCTTTGTATTTCTATATATAATATTATATATAATTTATGTATATGGAAATCGTATGAAACTAACACGAAATAAGATACGAAAGATACGAAAACAACAACATCAAAGCGTGAGAAAATGGAAAAAGGCACGAAATTCAATCCGGAGAAAAGTACTGACATTTAGACAAACTCCACTTGATCTAGTTCCAAAACGGAAAAATGTATTCAATAAGACATTAAAGCAGTATATACCTCTACCGGTGTTGTGTTATCTGAAGCAAAAGTATATTGAAATGAGACGACTGCGACGAAAACACCGAAAAGAGCAACAAATGATGGGTGGTAAAGGAGTGAAATTAGACCCAAAAACGAGTACAAAAGCGAAAGAAATAGCAATTTCTGCTGTAGCAACCGCAAAGGCAAACCGTGATTCTAAAAAGAATGACCCAAAGAATAAGGATGAAGAAGATCAGGCAAATCCCGATGCTGAAGGAGAAGATGTCAATGCAGCTGGCGCTGGTGATGGTGAAGGCGAAGAAGGCAAGACGGATGCTGGTGCCGAAGGCGAAGAAGGAACAAAAGAAGGCGCTGAAGGCGCTGAAGGCGCTGAAGGCGCTGAAGGCGCTGAAGGTGCAGCAGATGGAGATAAGAAAAAGGGAGGTTTTAGTTTAGGACCAGAAATTCCAGGTGATGTTTCTATTAATAGCGAAACACACGAATACAAAGATACGAAACGATTACTCGACTTTTTAGTAATGAAAGGTCTTCCTTATTATATTCAAATTGAACTCAAACCGGGCACTACATTAGAATTGAAAAATACGGATATTTTTGATCTACGTCGAATATTAATTGGTAAATTTGTAAAAACCCCAACAAAAACGGACGTGCATTTGAAAACTGGTGGCGAGTATGTTGGAATTGCAGAGGGCGATACAATAACAAACGAATACCCCAACGATGTATTTATTTTTACAAAGGATAAAGTATCCATCGACAAGTCTTCGGATGAAAACAAAGTAGTTGTTGTTACTGATGGTAAAGATGATTCTAGTAAAAAAACACTTCCTCCTTTGCCAGATTCCAAGCGTTTATATAGATTAACAGGAGATTCGCCGTCATCCATTGATGATACTGACGATATCAAAAAGGCAGATGTGACTGCAATAGATGAATTCAGACTGCAAGTTGCGCCATTATCTCAGGATGAGATGAAAGCTGCTCTTGCAGCCGCGCCAAGCGAAGACGGTAAGAAAAAGAAGAAAAAGGTTGTTTCGGATGATACACCTACGTATGTTGTAAACTTGAATGAAAAGTGTAAAATAACATCGATTCAAACACTGCGTAAATCTCTCGAAGTTGTTCGTGGAGATCTTGAAGATGAAGACAATGTTAGTAAAACAGATGCTATGGGAGTATTCAAGATGCTTACCGCTTTATTACAAAATCCCGAATTTGCGAAAAATGATGGTTTTGATGATTTCAAAGAACAAGTATACGGGTTCACATACAAAATTCCTGGAACTGAGAGAAAATATGGATTCATACAATTAATGTCGTTCTTTGAACAAAAAAAAGACGATATGCCACCAGCACTTACAAAAGAGTTCTTCAAAGTACTCACACTACTTGGTCATGGACCCGCTGGTGAAAATGGAGCATGCTTAGCATTTGAACGCCCGCAAGCATTGGAAGTAATTGAATATATCAAGACACTCGAAAATGGTGATATCGTTACAACGAAAAAACTAGGAAGTAAAATGAACATTGAAGGTCTTGGTAGCGAGTTAAATAAATTAAATGGACCAAATGAACCAAAGGAAGAAGATGAGAAGAAAGAAGAAGGAGAAGAAGGCGCTAAGGAAGGCGAAGAAGAAGCAGCAGGCGAAGAAGCGAAGGAAGGTGAAGAAGGCGAAGAAGGTGCGAAGGAAGGTGAAGAAGCAGCAGGTGAAGAAGCGACAGAAGAAGGTGAAGCCGAAGAAAAAGAAGAAGCAGTCGAAGAAGTGAAAGAAGATGAAGGAGCGTCAAAACCAGATGATAATTCACTTTCAACACCATCAGCCGCTAGTCAAAAACAAACAGAAGCAACCGCTGTTGCAACCGCTGTTGCAATCGCAGCAATATCTGCAGCAAAAGCTAATATGAATAACCAATCAACCGATACTATTTTATTAAAAGATATACCAAAGGAACCAATTCCGCCATCCGAAGAGGTAAAAGCAATAAATGAACTGTATAAAAATGATAAAACAAAACGAAAGTCTAAAATAGACAAAATATTACGTCTTAAAAAAAACTTCAACGAAAAGTTGAATAAGTTAGTTACCCTACTACGCGACATATTTAAGAAATCACTTGATTCGATTGCGAATTCCACTAATAAAAAGAATATGTATGTTGGTACATCGGAATATAAAGATACAATTACTAAACTAGAAAGGTTAGTTGAAGAGATTAAAGACGATCCTGACTACAAAATTATTAAAAATTATCCGGGGGAAATAACCGACGAACTCAAAGTATCAAAACTATGGAAAGATGATAACGAGAAAAAACTTTTGGCAAAAATAGATAAGTTATTTTATATATATTCGAATGTATGGAAATTATCCAACAGTGCATATGACTATTTCAAAAAATATAAAGACATGAAAGATAGTATGATGGCCATAAATGATTCTGCTCTAGAAATCGGGGCTAGATTCAGAAAAGAATTAACCAATATGGAGAAATACATATCAGATCTGAATAAAGATGCGAGTGATACCGCTATATTAGAGCAACAACTAATGACTGCAAATTGAGCTTATTATTTATACGTTATGCATACTATCGACTAGTTTTCGGTATAAATAATATAATAAAATTAAAAAGGTAAATATCGAAGTGATGCACTATCATAAGCGGTAACCCGAAACGCATCATTGTATCCTTCTACATACACCATGTCACCGGTACTTACATTATTGCAACCATATTCGTTCGTGCCACTCTTGCCATTCACGATCACAGGTAACTTAATCGCATTGTTTTTATCGCTTAATGTATAAAACTGCCATTTGTCTCGACTCGTAAATAATGGACGACCAATTAATGGAAGTATCATTTCTTGTCCGCCGGTTCGAGTAAGAATACCTACTTGACGGTAGGTTGTATCTACAGATTGAGTTGGAATGTTGATTCGCACACCTCCGGCGCCTCCTCCACCACCACCGTATCCATTGTGTCCGCCATAATGAATTGTATCTACACCGCCGCGTATATCATAAACTGGGCGAGTCGCACCCACAGAATTATCTCGCAAGGGAGGGACATACGCGTTCAATAACACATCTTGGCTGGATGCTGGACCACCAATACCGAAATCCAATGAATTTGCCAATGGATCCGTTGATTCTAATAATACTGGACCGTGGCTGTGTGCGTGTGGGCCGTGGTGAGGACCGTGTCCATGCCCGTACCCGTACCTGTGACCATGTCCGCCACCGAAGAATTGTGAATGTGCATAAATACCGATTCCAATAACAACAATCGCAATAATGACAAGTGTTACATTTTCAAAACAAAATACACCAGGGGGACATCTTTTAACCATTTATACGTTAATAATGCTAAACGCGCTGGGTTAGTATTATTATATGTCGTTATTTATTTTTCTTACTTCTGTTATTATTTATTGTTAGTATTTTTTGATCCTTCCTTGTTTCCACCTGGGGTGGCAAATCCCTTCAACATATCGGTAATTCCGCCAATACCGCCATTTCCGGTGATCTGCTCCATAAATCCTTCAGCCGATTTCAATAAAGGTCCCATTTCCTTCATATTTTGCATCAATAGTTTCTGTTGGTTCATTAAAGACTTCGTCTGATCGGTCAAACCGCGCACTCCATCTTCACCAATAATATTTTCGATATTATCGTATGCTTGCTCTAATGTGCTCGCATAGTCGATACGGTTTGCAGTGCCATCGTTATCACTTCCTTTCTTTCCATCATAATTGGCAGGGGATAATTTGGTCATTCCTTGTTTGCTACTGTTTCTTGACTTTGCTCCTTCTTTTTGTTTATTTTCCTTCTTATCTTTCTTCTTTTCATCTGTATCTTCATCATCATCATCATTCTTCTTATCCTTATCGTTCTTATTATCCTTATCCTTCTCGTTTTTCTTATCATTCTTATTATCCTTCTTATCGTCCTTCTTTTTATCATTATTTTCCGCACCCTCTTTCATTTTCAACCCTTCAGTGACTCCAGGCGCGCCTATCATTTCAAATACAAAAACACTAACAAACGCAGTTAGAAGGACGATAATCATGTTTTTACTAAAGTAAGATGTGATCAACCCAATTAACGCCATAAGAACAATTGCATTGATGTTTTGGTTCGCAAGATAACGCAATATACTTAACAATACAAGAATCAAACTGCCGTATAATACGATTTTATTTTGAAAAAATGGCGACGACACCAAACGATTCATATTTGGCAACATTATAAATACTTTTTAATAATATATATTTTGAGAATATTATAAAATTGAACATATAGTGTTATTTGTATACATATCATATGGCATATGTCACTTTATGAATTAGGTTTGTGTCAAAAATTTAATAGGGAAATACACGGTTTCAATGAGAATACAAGCTCCCCGGAGATAAAGGAGCATTTCGTTTGTCTATATACATTCCCCTACAAAGATACGTTAAAAGATTATATCGCATTCGCAAAATGTTATGGTGCCACGGTTGAAATTGTAGAACCGATCTGGTTAGAACCGGGGAATGAAATGGTTGCAATATACAAAACATTTTGGTTGCGTATCTTTCAGCGAGTGTGTCGTAAATGGGTATCAAATCGACGATATGCTCATTCAAACAAGTTACTCATGTATTTACTAAAGAGAGAATACACTAAAATACAAGAATAGCGCGTTGATTATTATTTCCGTCTTCATCTTCATACTCTTCCTCTTCTTCGTATCCTGCTTCTTCTTCGTCTTGATCTGCTTCGTCTTCATATTCACTATCTTCGTCGTCTTCTTCGTCGTCTTCATCTTCTTCGTCGTCGTATTCGTCTTCTTCTTCGTCGTCTTCTTCTTCGTCTTCTTCTTCGTCTTCTTCTTCGTCTTCTTCGTCGTCTTCGTCTTCGTCTTCGTCTTCTTCTGTATCATCTTCGGTGTCTTCGTCGGGTTCTTCTTCACCTTGATCCACTTCTACGTAATTATCGTTCTCGACGTCGTCGTCTTCGTCTGCTTCACTATCCATCAATATATTATTGTCGTGATCATCCATAAAGGTTATCTCATTTATTTTATTAACAGTAACGCCAATGACAGTGTCAACATTCATTAATTTTTCGTAACTCTCTTTCATTTTCTTAAGTAAAGAACCAATACGCTTCTTATCTTTTACCAATTCTGTCATCATCTGGTCCGACACGCCATTCTTTTTCTTTTGAATACGCTGTTTCGAGAGATTTTCACGTATCAATGTATTCAAGTGACGATAAATTTCATCTAAAGAATCTAACTGTGCTCGATGCTCTTCTAACATTTGATCAAACAATTCTTTTGCCTTCATGTATACGGATACAAGATGCTTATTATACTTCATATTATGTCGCAATGTAAGCATCTTCTCAATAATTTTTTGATTTGTATGTTTTTCACTTCCACGAAAATTCTTAATGGCAGTATCGCGCATAGCTAAAAAGTCTGAGTCTCCGTACATTTTTTCTTCGTCATCTTGTATTTTCATTTTTGATAAATAATAACACTATATTACTGTTATTATAAGATTAGAATAAAATAGACGTAACGCGTATATTCATATGTAATGATTTATTTATCGAGCTTATTCCACCAGCTACACGGTTTATGCCAAAATTCCGTATAATAAATGTCACCATCGCAAAAAAAGGCAGCACTGTAACTGTATGAGCTCGCAGAAGTAACTAGGATATCTGCCATTGTCATTCCAAGATAGCTGTCTTCATTCGAATCGTTGATATGCATCATAATATCAGGTCCAAGAATTTCGTGTCCACTAATATTTGCAAACTTCTCTTCGTTACCCTGTGAGTAAATATGAAACTGAATACGATTATTACTATCCTGCTTCATGTATTTCTCTCGAATCGTCAATAATGATTTGATATAATACTCATTCGTATACTCCTCTCCACCATTCGGGCGTGTATCATCACAATTTGGACGACGAATATGCGCTGCTAAGTGATGCGTGTACGTCTTATCCCCATCAGGAATGCGGTAAATACGTGGTCGATCACGCGCACGGTCCTTGTTTTTCCAGTATAGCTCTTTGATTCGCGCCATACTCTTACTCTTCATGCATTTATCGATATTTCTCTCGACATAATTGAATATATCGTAGAAATCTGGTGTCATAATATGACCAATCGATTTATCGGCGACTGCCTCAGAATAATTCAAATAATACGGCTTCATATTCATTAGATCCTCCAATTTTTGGATGTAGTTAGGATCATCCGTATAATTATGTGCCATCTTCTCAGGAGATCGGTAGACAAATGTCGACTCCTCGCATTCTTCCGCGTAAATACATGTCCATACGAATCGTTGGAACTGTGCACCAAGACCATCATCAAATGGAATCGTTGAATAATAACGCTTCTTCATGACTGTTACAGGCGGAGGAATTACCGCAGTAGTAGTTTCAGGTGGTGCGACGAACTGACTCTCATCATTGAGTTCATATGCGTTCTTATGGGTCTGGTCATTTCTCTCAGACGTAAGGCGACCAATATGACGGTTCGTAATATGATTGTAAAAACCAGACAAGAAACCCATTTGCATCCAGCGGTTCGCATAATCCATCTCGAAGAATTGATTCGGAGTATCATAATTTCCAATCGTGAGAATTGCAGCAACATCAATCAATGATGGACGGAAACTATAATGGGGCCAATAATGACAGTTTCCATAATCAAAACCGCCGCCAACTTTATATTGATGGAGCGCGACTTCGTGCGCCATTCTTCGAAGAATTTTGTGGCCTTGGATGGTATAATCACGAATGGTTTCAGCGTAATTTCGGTTATAGAGAATTTGCCGGACATTATAACCTGAATTTCGAGAATCTATCATCATTTGCATCGGCTTATACACATAACTTCCTGGAGTATGAAACAAGAAATCGTCTTCCATGTGAATCCAGTATTCCGGCTGGAGCTCATTAAGTTTATTCCAAATAATTTTCATACTAGGACGATGACCCTTTTCTGCAGGGGTTTTCATATAATAGTCGATCCATGGATAAGCCTGTTGCATCTTATCGCGGTCTTCTTCACTGGAATTATCATCAACGCAGAACCAGTAATCTATGATATTAATATCCGTCCACATGTTTAAGATAGAGTTTACGGTTTGTTGGAAAAGATCAAAACGCTTGCATGTAGTAAATGTAAGAATGACTCGAGGAGTCTGGCGTCGATCGCGATTTACAACCACAAGTGATGGATCTTGTACTGGCATATTCTTATCTAAATATGGAAGTTTTTCAATACATCTCGAGAGATGAAACTCCGATTTTGTATCGTCACCGCTTACTTTTAATAACTTGCACGGCGCTACTAACGAATCCCTTACTCTTGCAAAAAGACGATTCCATGTTTCAAAATCTTCGTTACCATAATTATCATTTTTTGCAGCAACGATCGCGAGGTAATGATCCACTGTGTAAAACAACCGCAATACTTCGGCCTGCGAATCTTCTTCGAAAAAATGTCGATAGAACATCAAATTACTATAGGTTGACGTCAAAAAGTGATATGCCATGATATTATGACGAAGAATCGTTTTACAGCATTCATAACCACTACGTTTATCCGAGATATAAAAGGCAGAAATAGAGTTGTTATACTCGATCACGTCATGATACTTTTCAGTAGTCAAGAAGAGTTTGTTTTGCGGGAACTTGTTATAATTCTGGTATTTGTGGTAAAGCGCATTTACCATAACATGATTTCCGTCTGCGCGTAGAATTTCCATTACAGATGCAACACCTTCAATTCGCTCTTCGTCATATTCCATCGTTTTACAATAATATTTCAATGAATTATACTTATCGCCCTTTTTATTGTATAAATCTCCTAAGCAAAGTGCGCTGTAATATTTTTCTTGTGCCCAATTATTCTGCGTTAGAACCCGCAAATACCATTCAATCGCCTTATCAATATACGCAGGTCCTGCGTCCATCCAACTTTGCGCACAATAAAACGAATATCTCTCTGCGAGTGCGCGATCTCCTCCTTGACCGTTTGAGCCAGCGCCCATTTCTTCATGAAATCCGCGCTCCAATACTGCAGCATCATTGATATACTTATTCGGATCTTTATTTCGACTACCGCTTCTCCCAGACTCGACATAGTAGTCACCTTGAATTGAAGTGGAGCTCTCTTCTTTGTCGACACATGCAATGTATTCATGAAGAACACCTACAAAACGCCATCTTTTCCTATTATTGACAATCAATGTTCGCAAGTAAACGAATGATTGCCCCAATTTCAACTGATACGCATCATGTGTGAGATCCTTTGGCATACGAAAGTCGCCGTGAATACTATCATCTGCATCGAATATGAAGAGATAATCCGTTTTGTTATAAGCCATCTGAAGTGCAAGTGTACGATTGAAACCGAAATCACGCCAAGTCACTTGTTCAATATGACCAGGAATACCTCTTTCTTTGAAAAATGAGCGAATTAGTTCCATTGTATTATCGGTTGAGCCCGTGTCCGAAATGAAATATGCATCAAAATCCACATAAGAACACAAATTTTCAAGTGTCTTTACGATAATATGGGATTCATTCTTAACAATCATATTCAGGCAAATCGTATAAGATTTAGAATGTTTACGAGGGATTATTAATTCGTGAGAGGATTCAGCGCCCTCATTCGTTATTTCGGTGATGAACATTCTGAAGTATGGATATTATATATCGTTGTTTTTAGGTCTCTTTTTATTTTACCATGATATAGTAGCATTCCATTCCATTCCATTCCATTACATTTCATTATGTCTTTTACACGATTTCGCGACGATCCTGATCGCATCAAAAAGCAACTTCAGCAATCTACCGATGTTGGACGATACACGTTGAATGTACCAGGTCCAGGTGATAAACCACTTTATATGGAAGATCCATATATTCGTGCCCAAATGTGGGCAGGTAATATAATGTCAAATTCAGTTGATATTGAGGCAGAGTTATTCGGGTTATCTCGTAGGTTGAACCGCGATTCTGCTGAAAATTATCATCACGACGAAAGAGCATCGATTGCTACTCGTACGAATGAGATTATACAGTGCCCGATACGTGGCGGTAGTGCCGTAGAACAGTCTCGCGCAACTCATCCGGCGTGGATGTTACGTGATGTTGAGCAAGATAACTGGAAAATGCTTCACTTTGACCCGCAAGAAAACGTCTTATTGCCTTTTTCGAATAATCTGAATACACGTATCATCGAAAAAGATCGTTTTGTTCCACAGTCAAATATTCCCGGATTATCTGATGATACATATTTTACAGTTCATCCATCCAATATGAATCCAGAAGCGCAAGAGAGATCATCGCAACTAGAAGGCATGGTGGGTGGGCGCCGAATCAATGAGCGCGGTTTAGGCGATGGTTTTCCGCCGATGAATGGAATACAAGATGTAGGAGATATTCGACAATTTAGCGGAACAAACACATTGTTTTCATAATTCAAGTGGTATAAATATTATATGTATTGGAATAATATATATAATACGGTAATAGACCGGCGTTAATATAATACCATAATATAAGTGTACCATAACATTCAAAAATAATGGCAGAAGTTGCATTAATATTAGGAATTCTTGGATCCGCATATATTGCATCAAACCGTAATGACCGAGAAATGAAAGAAGGATACCGAAACACAAGTGTTGACAAGTCTAGATTCCTCCCGAATACAAATATTCCGACCACGAATTATCCTGTCGTTCAACCAACCACGGGATCAAATGTAAACGAATACAAGAATGCGAATGCAGCAACCGATCGTTATTATGCTCGTGGCGTTGATTTCGAGAAAATGTCGAGTGGCGTTGCTGGTGGTGTTGGTGGTGTAGGCATTTTACGCGGTATCCCTGAAAGAGGTCGCGATAACTCAAAAGACAAGTATGACTTTATGTCAAACGCTTCAACTGCTGGTTCTACGTCATTACCAAATTTAGATACACAATTCGGCGATACTTATAATAAAGATGGTTTTACTTCGCTCACCGGAGCCAAAATAGATCCAACATCATTTACGCATAACAATATGGAACCTTACTATGGTGCAAAGGTAAGAGGAATCTCGGCCGGTGCAAATATGCATGAAAACGTGCTTGATAATAAGGTAGGCAGTGGTTCGCAGTTTTTTTCAAAGACGGAACAAGCGCCATTGTTTCGCCCTCAGGAAAATATGCACTTACCGAACGGTATGCAAAACCAAAGTGATTTTTATCAGTCACGCATTATGCCAAGCACGAAGATCTCGAATGTGAAACCATGGGAAGAAGTGCGTGTCGGGCCTGGACTGGATAAAGGATATGAGTCAAAGGGATCTTTCGGATACAACTCCGGTATGGAAGCCAGAGATAAATGGATGGACCGCGGTGTGGATGAATTGCGTGTGAAGACGAACCCCAAGTTGTCGTATTCTCTCGACGGTCATCAAGGACCCGCCGCACATTATATTCAAACAGCACCTACTGTTGAAAGTTTAGGTCGTATGGAGAAGCATCTGCCCGATACATTCTTCATTAATACGCCTGACAGATGGTTTACCACTACAGGTCTGGAAAAGGGCGAGACTCAGCGTGCGATTGAAATGGATCGTGAAAGTAACCGCCAAACTACTACAACTGAATATTTTGGAACAACTGCACCAGCTGATGGCGGAAGTGCGATATATGCACCGAAGAACTTTGAAGATACACGTCGTCAGACATACGATCCTACACCCATTATTAACCCTACTGCTACAGAAAAAAATACGGCAACAGAATCGGATTATGGTAGGTTATCGTACAAATTAACCCATAATAACCGAACAACTGTGCGTCCGAATGAAATGGGTGGAATTCATGGAGCACTTAAGGCGGTTGTTGCTCCATTGTTGGATGTACTGAAACCGTCTCGTAAAGAAAATGTTGTCGGAAATGCGCGATTGTATGAGAACGCACGTATGCCTGTTCCCGCAGCAGTGACCGCTACATTCAATCCAGCTGACCGTGCACCTACTACAATTAAGGAGACAACCGTTGGACTTGTTGGATTTGACCATCTCAACGTTGAAAGGCAAGCGGCGGCGGGTTATCTCATCTCTCAGAATACGCCAGTGGATACAGAACGCACAACCACCAGCACGGATTATTTAGGAATTGCCGGCGGTGCCGCTGTACGTATGGGAAATCAATTGTATAACGCTGCATACAACCAGCGTAACAATGTTAATAAAACATACAAAAACGTCACCAATCACGGATCAATGTCACTGTTCAATTCAGATACGAATATTCAGATTGATCGTTTAGATGCAGATCGTCTTAATAATCGCGAAATGGTCATGACGAATGCGCCATCATCTATTCCTAGTATTGATATTCACGGTAAGATGACAATGCCACAAAGCTACGATGAAACGAAGCTGAACGAGAGAATTCAACCGGATATTTTGAACGCATTTAGACAAAATCCATATACGCATAGTCTTCAGACATATTGAAATCACATAATAACATATAACTAACCGGATAACATCTAGTAGTATATTATTTTATTATGTATAATATAAGCATTCGTTATTTTTAATAACAGTATAAATTAGTAATCATATATAAAATGCAATTATCGGAAATTGTGCAGGACAAATATACCACAATATTCATATTATTTTTGGTGATCATTGTGAGTGTATGGGTTTCGCGGACATATCGTAATGGCGGTTTTAGTCAATGGATCGCGCCGTCTGAAGGTTATGGATCTGGTGAGATTGAAGGATTTTTTGGAAATCGAAATAACAACCAAGGTGTGTGGGGTGGTGGTAATCGAAATATATGGGGTCAACCACAAGGTGGATGGGGAGTCCAGAGTGGCGGATTTAACTCTGCATTTAAATCAACAGCAGCAGCAGGAGTTAAACCACCAGCACAAGCACAAGTAGTTAAACCACCGGCACAAGCACAAGCGCAAGTAGTTAAACCACCGGCACAAGCACAAGCGCAAGTAGTTAAACCACCGGCACAAGCACAAGCGCAAGTAGTTAAACCGCCAGCACAAGCACAAGTATTTAAACCACAAGCACAAGCACAAGCACAAGTATTTAAACCACAAGCACAAGCACAAGCACAAGTATTTAAACCACAAGCACAAGCACAAGTATTTAAACCACAAGCACAAGCACAAGCACAAGTATTTAAACCACAAGCACAAGCTCAAGCAGTTAAACCACAAGCACAAGCACAAGTATTTAAACCGCAAGCACAAGGACAAGTATTTAAACCACAAGCACAAGGACAAGTATTTAAACCACAAGCACAAGCACAAGCAGTTAAACCGCAGGCACAAGCAGTTAAACCGCAGGCACAAGCAGTTAAACCGCAGGCACAAGCAGTCAAACCGCAAGCACAAGCAGTCAAACCACAAGCACAAGCAGTCAAACCACAAGCACAAGCAGTTAAACCACAAGCACAAGCAGTTAAACCGCAAGCACAAGCAGTTAAACCGCAAGCACAAGCAGTTAAATCGCAAGCACAAGCAGTTAAATCGCAAGCACAAGCAGTTAAACCACCAGGAGCATCAGCAGTTAGATCAAATGCTGTTGGTACTGGTATAAGACAGCCTATTAAAGGTGCAATCGGCACCACAGGTGCAATCGGCACCACAGGTACAACCGGCACCGCAGGTACAATCGGCACCACAGGTGCAGCTGCCCAACCAACAGCAGCTCAACTACAAGCATTAGGACAAGTTCAGGGAATACCGACACAAGGTCAAACACAAGCCCAGGCTGCCCAAGCGCAAGCTTTAGGTCAAGTACAAGCGGCACAAGCGGCACAAGCGGCACAAGCTGCAACCGGATCTGCAGGACCAATCGGATCTCCTCCACCAGTTCCAGCAGTCAATCCGAACTTAGGAAGTACTGCTAAATCAATTCCTGATTCTAAAGAACCTCCAGTGAATTATATCACCACCACAAATAACTTCTTTATGGATGATAAGGCAGATCTTTCAATATTGACCGGCGGCTCAAAAGAAAAAAATCCGTTGACTGGAAGTTCTACTGTTGTGCCATATGAGTCATCGATTAGTGTATAAGATATTCATGAATTATATACATTATTACAATTATAACCAATTATAATAATGACCACATGTTAAGCAATTTATTTTATCATGTATAATATAAGTAATCGTGTTATTTTCATAACAATAGATAACCGCTAATATTCCATGGATCTATCAGAAATTTATAAATGTAAGCATACAATATTATTCATATTGTTTTTAGTGATATTAGTGAGTATATGGGTTTCGCGGACATATCGTGATGGTAGATTTAGTCAATGGGTATCCCCATCTGCAAGTTATGGAACAGGAATTATTGAAGGTATGAGTGATGCTACTTCTAAAAAATGCGACAGAACAGATAAAACTTACTGTATTTTTAAAGACTATAACATTAATGAGTCTGTAACCCGAATTGCAGATAATACTTCAAATATGACAGGTTACCGTGGAAGAACTTCTGGCTATTTTGCTTTAAATATAACTGGAAATACTAGTGGTACTGTTTGGGGGACAGATATATACACGGACGACTCTAGTATAGGAAGAGCTGCTGTTCACGCTGGAGTTATCAAAAATGGAGAAACCAAAACAGTAGTAATTCAGATGGTGGGAGGACAAACGTCTTATAACGGAACAACACGAAATTCTGTTAGTACTAATCGATACGGTAATTGGCCAGGATCTTACAAATTTGTCTCGTTAAGTGGAACATGTCGTGCACCAACAAATCGTCAAGACTCATATGGCGGATTATTCGGTTATAATGAAAATCAATTTGTCGGATGGTTAGATGCATTATACGATAGAAACGCCGGTAGTGATCCAAATCGTTCAGAAAGAGTAAATGTAGTTGACTATGTAAACAGATGTAAAGATGTGACTGGTTATTCCTATTTGAAAAATACGAAGGCACACAAAGAAGCACAGGCTGCAATAACTGCCGCGGCAGCAGCACAAGCAAAAGCGAGGTCTCTTGATGCAGCTGCAAAAACCAAAGCAGAGGCAGAAGCAAAAGCAAAGGCAGCTGCAGAAGCAAAAGCAAAAGCGGAAAGAGAAGAAAAAGCTAGAATTGAAACTGCGGCGAAGGCTGCTGCTCTTGCAGCAGCGAAAGCCAAAGTGGATGCTGATGCGAAGGCTGCTGCAGATGCAAAAGCAAAAGCAGAGGCAAAAGCAAAAGCAGATGCAGCTGCTGCTGCCAAGGCCAAAGCAGAAGCTGATGCAAAAGCCGCGGCAGAAGCCAAAGCAAAAGCAGCAGTCAAAGCAAAAGCTGACGAGCTTGCTGCTATTCAGAAAGCAGCAGCCGCCGCAAAAACGATTAAAGAAAAAGAAGCTGCTGCAGCCAAAGTAAAGGCAGCTGAAGCAGCAAAAATGGCAGCCGATGCAAAATTGGCACTTGATATGAAAGCAGCAGCATCTGCAAAGGCGGAATTAAATGCAAAAGAAGAAGCAAAGGTAAAAGCAGAAGCTGCAGCCAAGGCAACTAAAGATGCAGCCGCAAGATTAGCAGCCAAAGTCAAGGAGGAAGAAGCAAATGTGGCAAAAGCAAGAGCAGCAGCTCAAGCAACAGCCAATGCTCAAAAAGCAGCAGCAGCAGCAGCGAAAACAAAAGTAGCAGCACAAGCCGCGGCTACTGCCAAAGCCACAGCAGAGGCCAAAGCCGCTGCAGAAGCCAAAGCTGCTAACGAGGCAAAAATCATAGCTCAAGCCAAAGCAGCAGATCAAGCCAAAGCAGCAGCACAATCCAAAGCTGCCGGCGAGACAAAAGCCGCTGCAGATGCAAGAGCTCTGGCAGCAACAAAAACAGTCAATGATGCAAAAGTAGCCGAAAAAAAAAAGGCAGATGATGTAAATAAAGCCCAAGCAGAGGCCAAAGCTAAATCTGTTCAACTTACAGCAGCACAAAATGCAGCAGCTACAGCAAGGACTGCGGTAGAAAAAAGTGCAGCAGCTGCAGGACTTAAAGCAGCAACTGAAGCGAAGAAGGCAGCGGATGCAGCAGCAGCAGCTCAAGCAAAAGAAGCAGCTCTGGCAAAATCCGCTCTAGAGGCCAAAGAAAAAGAACAAGCCAAATTGAAAGCAGAAGCCGAAGCTGCTGCCAAGGCAAATACAGAAGCTAAAATAAAAGCAGTGAATGACGCGAATGCGGCGGCGCAAGCCAAGGCAACAGCTGATGCAAAGGAAAGATCAGAAGCAATTGCTAGAACTCGAGCGAGTAGTGCTGGTCAAACAAAGGCTGCAGTTGATGCACAAGCAGCAGCAGAAGAAAAATTGTATGCAACCAATACGATCAGCTCTGCGCCAATCTTGAATAGTGCATCTACCGCGTCTAAGTGTGATCGAACTGACAAATCCTATTGTATTCTTAGGGATTATACGACGAGTGGAAATGGTCAATGTCAAGGACCCACTCCGGAACAAGGTGTTTACAGTGGTATTAGTGCATTCGATAATAATCAGTTTAGCGGATGGTTGGATACATTATATAACAGGAACGCTGGTAGTAATGTTATTCAATCTGAAAGGGCAAATGTTATCGATTATGTAAATCGTTGTAAGAGTATTGCTGGTTATGAATACTTAAGTAAAACATTGGCCGGTTTAGCTTCACCAGTCGATGTAACTGCAGGAGATGCATCCATGTTTCCTTCTGCTACAGCTGGATCAAGAATGCCAGTACAAATACCATCGAAAACACCGATAAGAGTACAAGGTAAGCAATCCACCACCACCGCTACCACTACACCAAAAGGACCAGTAAACTATATTACTACGAAAAACAATTATATTTTAAGGGATGAAGCTGCTGCCGCTGTTAAAAAATCACTACAAGGCTCGATTCCTGGAACTATACCAGGAGTTTCCGCGTTTGAACCAACCGTGAAAATTTAAATACAATTAAATTACGAATATACCATAATGATAATTATATTAAACGATCCTGAATCATTATTACAACGACGAACAATTGTAATCATGACAACTTTATTTAACCTACCGGATTTTCATAAAAATATTCATAAAAAGTTGGATGTATTCATCAAGAACCGAAAAATACCAAACATTATTTTTTACGGGCCTCACGGTTCCGGAAAATCGTATATATTGAATCGGTTCATTCATTCGGTGTATGATGGAGACAAAACCGCTATAAAAAATTATGTAATGCGAGCGAATTGTGCACATGGTAAAGGTATACGTTTTATTCGTGAAGAACTGAAGTTTTTCGCAAAGACAAATATCGATTTCAAAGAAGGGGCCATTTTTAAATCGGTTATACTGACAAATGCAGATAAATTGACAATAGACGCTCAGTCCGCATTACGACGATGTATTGAATTATTCAGTTCATCAACGCGATTTTTCATTGTTGTTGAAAATAAAGACAGTCTTCTCAAACCCATTCTTTCGCGATTTTGTGATATCTATATTCCGCCACCAGTAGTGATAGAATCAAATGTTATAGAAGCCACAGACAATGACGATTCGTCCGTAAATGTAAATGAAACGTCGGCGGTAAATTTGCATACATACTTTGCCGACCAGGCATGCGATACATATAAAATCACGAAATCGAGAGATTGCTCGCTACATGAAATGATTCGTGTTCATCCAAGTTATCTAGACGCTATTCCTGGGCATTCGGAATCAGGGTCCGACCAGGCATCATGTTCATCTACGACGAACAATAGCGAAGAATACGCAAAAATATTAGATTTATCTGTTGTATTATACGAACAAGGTTACTCTGCTTTAGACATTATTAACTTTATTCATACGTACCCAAATATGAATGATCTCAAAAGATATGAACTACTTATTATGTTCGACAAAGTACGTAAAGAGTTTAGAAATGAAAAACTTTTAATACTGTATTTACTTCACTTTATCGTATTTCGTTGTAAAATGAGTTTAGAAAATATATCATTTATGTAATACTCTGAAAAAGTAGCCTATTTGTTAGCACAATGGATGATTATTCGGTGACTTCTCTTTATGAATCTAAAAATGAATGGGCGTCGCGACTTGTCAACATTCTTACTCCTTTGATTCAAGAAGGGTTTCGATCTATTCTCGACGAAGCAGTGAAGTTATGTGTTGGAAATAAAGAACAAGACAAATATCTTATGACATTCCAGAACCTTCTCTCGAGAGTTCCCAAATGGAACCCGAATATAATCAAAGAAGAGACCACTCGAATCAAGGAGCGTAGTACCTGTGGGTATTTAGAGGATTTGATCACATGTGTTCATATTATTCATCTGAAATGTATGACAGTTATGCGTGTAGGAAGTAAGCAAAAGAAGGTAGATATCAAGATCCCACAACTTTCCGATTTCATTCATAAGATTTACGTCAATAGTGCACGAAAGTTGTATTCCAACGTCTATATTTTCGAGAAAGGCATTCTTCCTCTTCATACTCAGCGTAATAATCGTGAATTCGAGATCATCGTTAAAGAATGTATTTATAATACGATTCGTGATAATATTCCAGTTGAAGACTTGATCAAGATGTATTTAGAAGAGACTATCGAGGATGTTGTCGAGGTAACCGAAAACGAAGAAGTCATCAAACAGGAACCTATTCTCTCGGAAGAAGATGCCAATCTCTCGGCGAGACGGCGTACGCATTCTTCCACGCGCCGGCGCAGACACCGTGAACGTGACCGTGTTTCTAATGAGGACGGCGATAACGAAAGTGGTTCCGGCGGAAAATCGGAGTCGTCGCCGATCGAGAATTTAGACTTTGTTGGTGAGTTAAATGGAAGCAGTGCATTAGCCGTATCAGATTCAGAAATGTCGTCATCAGATACAAACTCTATTGCGGTAAACAGCAGTGGTGTATCATTCGGTGAGAATGAAGTTCGCACTTTTGAAACAGACGCAAGCGAGAGAAAGAACGAATACGCCTCTCATGATGACGACGCAGATGATGACGATGATGAGAGTGGACGAATAAAGATAGGAGGCGATATTAAATTAGACACATTAGATATTCATACATTGAATGATATGCAATCCATAAATGCACCCCCACTCTTAGACGATATCGAGGTACTGGCGTAAAAATATAACACAACATTAAGTGGTTTAAATACAGAACACGTTGATAACTTAAGATGGATCAAGTTATCAAATACTGGAACAATCAACCGTGCAACATAAAACATTCTTCATGTGAGATTGGCACGAGAGAATACTTTGAAGAAGTTGAAAAACGGAAATATTTCGTCGAATCCCATATTCCGGCGTTTGCTGCATTTGATAAATGGAACGGTAAGAAGGTACTAGAAATTGGATGTGGTATCGGAACAGATGCAGTCAATTTTGCCAAACATGGCGCCGATTATACCGGTATTGAATTATCTGACGTATCCCTGGAAATAACCAAAAAACGGTTTGATGTATTTGGATTGAAGGGTGCCTTTTTCAATCTAGACGCACAAGATTTTGAAGCATTGTCGGCGGTTGGTCGCGATTTTGACTTGATATATTCATTCGGAGTCATTCATCATTCACCGAATCCTCAAAAAATAATAGATAATTGCTTACAACTACTGAAACCGGGAGGCACACTTAAAATTATGATGTATGCTGAAAACTCTTGGAAAAAGATGATGATTGATAGTGGTTTAGATCAGTATGAAGCGCAATCGAATTGCCCAGTTGCATTTACATATACGAACGAACAGATTCACGCAATGCTGCAACGGTTTAGAGACGTGAATATATGGCAAACCCATATCTTTCCATATAAAATCCCAGAGTATAAGCAGTATAAGTATGAAAAGGAGGCATGGTTTGAACATATGCCACAAGATATATTTAGGGCATTAGAACAAAGATTCGGATGGCATTTGTGTATAACGTGTGAAAAATAATACACAACGGTATATTAATAGAAAGCAAATATGGCAGACGAAGACGAAGAAGAAAAGAAGTGGTATAATAATATTTTTGTAATTGATTTGTTAATATTCATTTTTTCATTTGCATTTTTAGCTATTGCTGGTGGTGTCATGTATGTATGTTATCCTCCGGTGATGGCGGCGTTCCAAACATAGTAGTAGAACACAACTAACAGCGCAGAACGAATTCGTATAATTTATTATAAATAAGTGATTTTGTATGTATATACGTCTATTTAGAACTATATACATGGTTGATTCTACTAAAATGTTCATCACGGGTCTCGTTATCGCCGTTGTATATTTTTTATTGAAGTTTATGGAAATGCGATTTGTTGAACCTGAAAACCAGAAACCAATGAAAGTACTGATACGTGACTCTATTATGGTGTGTATTTCTGCAGTGGTAGGAATGTTCGTTCTCACACAGTTTGATCAACTCGGTAGCCTTGGCGGCAGTAGTGGAGGGGGTGGCGGTGGTGCTGCTCCTGCAGTATTTGTTGACACACCTGGATTCTAATGAAATGGAATGAAATGGAATCAGTCTAAATGCTCATGGTTGTTATCATTTGTTAATACAACCGGAGATGTAGGCGAATCTGGTATATTCTCTTTAGTATCGTTGATACCATTATCGTAATAGTGTTTTCCAACCTGGTTCAAGTTGGACAACATAAGCCACCATGCATCCTTATAAGAATGCTCAATGTATTTCAGGTCAGGCGACCATCTCTCGCAAAATGCGCGAACATACGGTGCAGCAATCGCGTTTTTATACTGTGGCATTGAGGGAAAAAGGTGGTGCTCGATCTGAAAATTGAGATATCCCATAATCCACGTTACTAAGGGTGATTTGGTAGATATATTGACAGTGTGATCAAGTGCATATTCAAACCAGAGAAGATGTTTGTCTTCAGGAATCACGCCAGTAAATGTATGTGAAAGAGAGAAGTGACCGAAAAGGTAGATAAAATTCCAAAAGTTTACAATCATCAAGAGAAAATAACACCACATCAAGCTACCTCCACTGGCGCCACCATTATAAAAAATGATCGGTAATACAATATGTGAAGCAGACATACAAACCGCTTCAAATGCCGTTTCTAGATATACTTCTCTCGTTTTGGCAGCACATAATCGATGAAATACCTTCTTCGGGTGAAGATAATATGTCCAGAATAGATGAACCAATATTCCGTTTACTACGGGCAAAAATGTCCACGCCTGAAGTCGCATCCACCATCGATTCATAAATCGCGCAGTCACTTTTCCATTGGTGTTGTCTTCAAATGCTCGATCAAAAAATGCGACAAACGGTGTCGTATCCAGGTCGATATCATGTTTGATCTTCTGCGGTGTTGCATGATGTTTTTGATGCATGGAGTTCCATACAGACGAACTGACTCCACCACCGAATCCCATTGTAAATGTCTGGATTGCGCGATCGATTGGGCGAATACCAGTAAAACTCAAATGTCCACATTCGTGTTGCACCCACCCACATCGAGTCTTAAATGCGATGAACGAGAGAATGGATGCGTAAATATTATAAGAAGCCAACCATGTTCCTAGACCAAAGTAAAACGCGATTTCAAGCAATCGAAAATAGACATGAATATAATCCGTTTCAAAGCACCCCTGGTTTACAAGGTTAGCTCGCATCTCTCGGAAATCGTTTGTCATTTCTTGCTGGCGTTCTGTGAGCAAATGCGAACGTTCGAGAAACGCGTCGGTGTCGCTGTCGCCTCCGTCTTCATCGCCACGATACACCGGCAATGATCGAAGAAGTTTGCTTGCTTTGGTAGATCTGTGATGAAACTCACGAAATACTTCAGTTGCGTCAGGAGAATTCTTTGCATAATTGATGATATTGCCGCCAGGATGCTTAAAATTAGTTATATCATACGTAACGCCTTCGATTTTAATCGTATCACGTGCCATCGTATATACAATCGCAATAAATAAATAACAGAAATAATGTTTATATGGATTACGATCTTTGGTGATGATACTTAAAAAACAACACGAGCAATGAGAAATTTACAGTGACAGATATAATACCAGCTGTCATAAGGGATGTATCTTGAATAAAATAACCATGAAGTAACCATAACACACTGGTCAGTAATAGTAAACATAACGAATAAAGTGATAAATCTTCGACATGCTTTGTTTGATATGATTTGTATAATTGTGGAAAGAGTTGAATACAATTTACGATAGGTGCTAATATGGCAACCGTATTTGCGAATGACATAATGGAATGGAATGGAATGTATTATTATAAGATGATATAATAGTATAATAGTTCTAATATGAATGCAATATCAGCATCTTCTCCAACACAACTCGTGAATGAGTTTTTATCCGGTCTCACGATTGCCTTGTTGCTAATTCCTGAATCAATTGCATTCGCATTTATTATGGGATTAACACCAAATACTGGTATAAAAAATACGATGGTAATGTCTCTCATTACATCGTTATTTGGAGGTATGCCGACAATGATTTCAGGTTCAACTGCAGCAGTTGCTACTTCTATTGCTGGTGTATCGACCTTGCTTGGTAAAGATTATATTATCCCAACCGTGATTGCAGGTGGTTTTATGCAGATTTTAGCAGCAGTAACCGGTCTTTACAAATACGTAACGTATGTACCCAAACATATTATGTCTGGATTTTTGGTCGCATTGGCCGGTTTGATCGCAATTCATCAGCTCGATAACTTTAAAGATAAGGAACATAAATGGTTGACTGGATTGAAAATGGCGAATACTACTCTTTTTACAATTATATCTACCTTAATTGCGTTTTTTGGTGTTATTAAGATAACACACAGTAAAGATCAACATATTCATATTCCAGGTGGACTAGTCTCTATGTTTGCGATCACTGCGTTTATTTACATGTTTACAAAGTATTATGATATTGATCGCGTCAAAGATATTGGTGCTGTAAATTCAGAATTACCGTCTCTAATTTCAGTGGATTCAGTATATTCGACTAAGATTAAGTATGACGCAGAAAGTCTTCTGAAGATGTTACCATTCTCAGCTGCAATGGCATTTACCGGACTATTAGAGTCACTTATTATGGTAAGAGACGCAGAAAGTGCACTAGGTGTGAAAGGTGACTCTTTCCGTGAGAGTATCGTTCAAGGTATCGCAAATGTAGCCACTGGTATAACAGGTGGTTTTGGTGGATGTGTATTAGTTGGCCAAAGCAAATTGAATTTGTTCAATGGCTCCAAAACCCAATTTTCGTCGGTGATTACAAGTATATTGTTTATTATAATATGTCTATTCTTTGGCCGCGCAATAAACGAAATCCCGATTGCTGCAGTTGTCGGCGTTATGTTGCTCGTTGTATATAAAACTGGCGATTGGGATAGTATATTGAAACCACAGTCGTTCGATCGACGGTGGATCATAACGATTATTACTGCGATTATCGGGTTTGCCTCCGGAAGTTTGTCACTTGGTGTCGTCGTCGGAGTGGTATTGGACAAAATGATTGCCCGAAATTGAAATACTAATCTCCTGCATAAACACAAAAAATTGATTTGTTGTTTTTATGATAATTTGTATGCATCGCTTACTCGTCTACGTCGTTCGCTCACTTCATTCGCTATAATGTCTTCTGAATCTACTGTCGCCCCTGAATCTGTCTCTGTCGCTGTTCCTTCTCATTTGGAACGTCCTGTCTCTGAAGAAGAATACTGGCCTCTTACATTGGAATCGGTTCGAGATTGTGACCTCTCGTATTTGAACGACAAATGGTCGGAAGACATGATTCGTGACGGAATGCGCTCGATTATTCGCGCCGGTCTACTACCCCAGGTCCGATGTGATGCGAAGAGTGTTTGGACCCATCTTTCGAATTACAGTCCACCTTCTGACCGTGGATTCATGTTCAGTTATGGCGACGACCGCCTTGTTACACTGGTTCAAGATAATATGGAAACCGGTCATTCTGGCGCAAGCATGGGATGGACCATGAGGAATATCGAATTTATTGCGAAGAATGGACTTCCTGCTCACCGGGCGAGGTTTCTGAACAGCCGCCAGAATAATTAGGTAATGTATCCACATTCATAAGAATATGCGTATTGCGACCGTCTTTCAGGAATTTCGCTGAAAGAGATGCGTGTTTCTTATATTTTTTCATTGTAATCTTGTACTGGTCAAACAATGGATTCTGAATTTCATTTGAGGGAATATGCCCGTGTACAGACCTCGAGATCATCTTGTATAGTTTAAAATCAGGATATCGCTCCTCACCGCTGGATTTGTACAGAATATTACGCCCCTTGTCGTCGGTTGTCCATTTGACAATCATCTTGATAATCGGGTCTGATTTACAGAGTTTTTCTACTTTACGCAGATCATAGATGAAATAATCGAATAGTGCGCACGCGAATCTGCACAAATCGAAACTGAAGTTCGGTTCTACTGTTGGCTTATCGGGGTTATAATAAGGTGGGAAGTTGTATTGTGTAGCCGCGTCTCCTTTGGGATGGAAACTGTCACTGCAGATGAGTTCACCGCGGAATTTATAGATTGCGCGGCCGAAATCGATGATCTTGAAAATACGGCCGTATGTGGGGACTTTATAATACTGGCCTTCATACAAATAATAAAGGAACTCTTCTGTTGTTTCGATAAACATTACATTATTCGTATGGAGATCGTTGTGCGTGAATTCAAACATTTTTTGATACATGACAAGTGTCATAATGACTTGGAATAAGATTGACGTCCACTCTTCTTTCGTCAATTCATCTGTCATCATAATACGGTCGAGTGTGCTTATGCATTTTTCAAGGAGGATTGCCTGAATAGGAAAGTCCTTGATTTTCACGATGATTTGCTCGTCGTCACTATCATAACTTCCGGTGTCGCTTCCGGTGTCGCTTCCGGTGTCGCTGTCGCTTCCGGTGTCGCTGTCGCTTCCACTTCCGCTTTCGCTTCCGCTGTCGCTTCCATTGTCTTTCGCAAACGTTGAATCGTCAATCTGTATCATCGATGCATGACAATCCATCTCGGTATCATTGCCATTCTCGTCATCATCACTGATTGTAGTATATGATGAATTAG